TTGTTTTTCAACCTTAGTAACCACATTTAAAAAGGAAAAACGAATATAAATAAATGGAGGAGATACGTAAGTACCATAACGAGTCTAAGCGTCTCCTCATCCAATCGGCTACCCGCGAAGGCGACAGTATTTTGGATGTAGGATGTGGATTCGGTGGAGATCTCCAAAAGTGGCGACACGCAGGGGCTAATATAAGCATGTGTGAACCAAACCCAGAATCACTTAAGGAGGCTAAGTCGCGCGCCAAGAATATGAAAATACGCGTCAACTTTTACGAAGGTGATATATTCGCGTGTCCACAAAGAAAATACGATGTCGTATGTTATAACTTTGCGTTACACTATATATTCGAATCACCCAAGTTATTCGAGACGTCTTTATTAGCAATTAAAAATAGAATAAAACCTGGTGGTCAATTCATAGGAATTATACCGAATTCCGATAAGATTATCATGAAAACACCAGTAAAAGACGAGTTAGGAAACTACTTTTTAATGAAACATACGAGTTCAGGAAACTTTGGGGAAAAGTTATACGTACACTTAGCCGATACACCATATTATGCAGACGGACCAAAAGTCGAACCCATTGCACACAAGGATATGTTTTTTACGCGTATGGAAGATTTGGGGTTTACTTTAACATTATGGGAAGATCTTAAAGGGAACCCGGTTTCGGATTTGTATAGTAAATTTAAGTTTGTATATAAGAGGTGAACCCGTCTATTTTTTTATATGTTTATGATAAGATGATACTCGCTATAATTCTAGTTATCATAAACGTGTTATTATTCATAAACACAAGGGAACCACGGGAATTATCTGAAGTTCGTGAAAAATACAGGACACTCAGGGAACACCTTAAGGATACTAATAATCAGAAATTCAAAATGTTATGTAAAGAAATTCCAATTACCGCACATCGATATACAAATGGGTATATAGGATATAATGTTAGTAAGGGTATGGGTATAGGTATATGTATCGATGGCAAACCTAATGAAATATTCCATGTTTTATTACACGAACTCGCACACTGTACTGTTGACGAATATTCACACAGTAAAGAATTCTGGAAAAATTTTAGTGAACTTAAAACCATATGCGTTTCTTTAGGGATATACCAGGAAATACCACAAAAAACTGAGTTTTGTGGTAAACACGTCCAGGATAAATAATGTTTGGTATTAATAAAATGCAATCGTTTGGTGATTTAATGAAAGCGTATTTGTTACTGAACACTTTACTCGTGTCTTCGAGTGCTCCCCTACTTTTAAACGATAAATGGTTAAACATGTTTATAATCATGGTCGTTACACCATTAGTCATCACGATATTACCACGTGGTGGTAATATAATTGGGCGTTTAGCTATAGATGGTCCATTTTTAATGATATCGACGTTGTTGGGTATGGGTATGGTTGCGGGTATTTCGCAAATAAACAAAAGGTTTGAAAAGGATTTTAGAGATTATGGTAAAACTACGAAGAGTACTGGTACTGTTTTAGGACTTCGCGCAGTTGGTTTACTGTTCGGATTTCTCGTTTCATATTTAATTTTTGGAAAGAGAATGTATAAACATTATAATGCTATTTAAGCGTATTTTCTTGCAAGGTAAAAGGCGACCGCCGCGACCATACCGGTCGACGCTAAGCCGATTGCACTTCGGTGTCCTTGGTCGTTCAAAAACGATGGGACGAAGTTTGCGAGTTTTTCTTGAACTGGTTTACTAATTGCCACCGCAGCACACACAGCTACAATGAGTGCTTCGAACTGGTCATCAGTAAGGTTGAATGGATTTTTAGATTCAGATTTTTTTTCAGTCGTTTGTTGTCCTACTGGTTGTTGTTGTTGTGCCATCATCATTGGAGCTTGCATATGCATTTGTGACATTCTTGGGTCAGCGCTCATCATTGGTGGTTCGAGTGGTTCCTCGGCTTGGCCCATAATATCGGAAATCGAAGTAGAGTCCATTGTCTGTTTATTTTCACTCACATTTTTTTCAGGGGGAATATTCGGCACGAACGATGTCCCTTGATTTTCATTTAAGGAAACCATACCGTCGCCATTGTCTGAAAGATTCATCGTTCTAAGGTCTGTCGCCATTTATATGTACATAGTTTTTTGGTTTTAAATGATTACGCATTATTGTCCTGAAGAGTGTAGTTTGGATACAAACACCCGAATGTTTTTATGATTCTGGGTAAATCGTTTAATTTATCGTAATCACACATATCATTATCTATATAAACAGTTTTAGTATGATGACATATATCAATTATAACACGGTACCCATCATCACTATCATCTGGTTTAAATTCATTATAAGCTGGATACACTACAGTGTTGGTATTTTTTATAGGTGTATACAGTCGTTTAGCAATTGATCTTATCATTTCCTTTTCGTAACTTTAAATGGTGTATTCTTTTTAACTGAATTTGGGTCACCCATTTTCATGTTTCCATGTTTCGGATTAAACATCTTTTTATGTGTTTGCCAGTACTCTGGTGCACCTACCCTGAAATTTTTACGAAGTGTTGCTTTATACCAAAAGACACAATCTTCTATTTTATTACTTTTAGAAGTATTATCCAATACCAAACATTCGTAATTTTCCGTACACGAATCCATAACCTTATTAAACATCTCAAAGGATGGAAAAATACCAAAAAAGTTTTTAAACAATTTTTCCCTATTTTGAATAATATTTTCACGTAAAATGAAAATATAATCTATATTTGCCCTGAGTGCGGGTGGTAAATCCATACAGTACTGCATGGTTAACATGAAAAATATCTTCCAATGACGACCATTCATAAAACATTGACGAATACATGTATCTTTCATAAACTTAGAATCATACATACAGTCATCTAAAAGAAGAAAGGCTCCGCAATTTTGTTTACCCGCCCCAATTAATCTTTTTTGTCTATCCATTACACGTTCAATAGCTTCTCTGTCGTAATCACCGTATATGAATAAATCTGGTATATACTGTTGATAATAATGATTACCTTCTTCCGTTGCTGATAAAACTATACCCGCTGGTAAATGTTTTTTATGGTACAGAATATCAGTAACAAGGGTTGATTTACCCGTATTACGTTTACCTATAAAAACACATACTTTATCATCCGCCATGTTTTCAGGTTTAAATTTTCTCAACTGAAGATTCATCTATAATATCGTGTCGTTTTATTTAATAAAATTTTACTCACGTAAAGTAAGAATGGCTGGTCGATTAAACCTTGCTATCACGGGTATCCAGGACCAATGGCTTACTGGGGAACCCGAGTTTTCATATTTCCTGATGAATTTTAGAAGACATACTAAATTTTCAATTGAATCTATCGAAACACCTTTTGATGGTGATGTTGATTACGATGCAACTGTAGAGTGTCGTATACCCAAAAACAAGGGTGACCTTATCCGAAGTACAATGCTTAAATTTACTTTACCTAAACCAACAACACCTGATAAAACATTTACGGTGACTGCTTCTGATGGTGTATACTTTATAGATGGTGTTCAACAGGCAACATTGACTTTATACGAAGGTACGACGTATACCTTCAACAATTTAAGTCACGTAGATGGTCATCCGTTTAGGTTTTCCACAACGGCTTCACCCAGTTATTCCGATTACACATCTGGTGTTACGAATCCAAGTACAGCTACTGTTACATTTGTCGTACCAGTGGGTGCACCATCAACTTTATACTATTACTGTGCTGCACACAATGGTATGGGTGGTCAAATAAACATCAAAACGCTTCGGTACCGCGAATCTATAGGTGCACAATTAATAGACCATGCTGATCTCATTATTGGTGGTCAAACCATAGAGAGAATAACGGGTGATTATATTTACATGTATGATCAGATACACAGTAATAAAGATGATATTGATCAAACCCTCTATTTCCTAACGGGACACGGTAATTACATAGACGTGACGTACGATTGGGATTATAGTGTATTCTTACCCTTTTATTTCTTTAGAAACCCGAGTTTAGCTATACCTGTATGTGCCTTAACAAAACAACTGGTAGAAATACGTATAAAGTTTAAAAAAGTTGAAGACGTCACATTATCATACACGAGAACAGGTGGTGGTGTATCTGATCCACCGTCGAGTGTTTTGTCTTCGATTAAAAAGGTTTCACTTGTAACAGATTTCTTTTTTATTACAGAACATGAAAAGAATTTCTTACTTACACGCCCTGTAGAATACGTTATAACTCAACTCCAATTGTCTCAATTCAAGTTTAAAGCGGGTGAATCTAAAAAATCTGGTATGCTTAATTTTAAAAACCCGGTCAAGGAAATGTTTTTTATGGCTGTTAGTGATGACGTATACAAATACGAACCAATAAAACAAGTTACCATGAAATTTAATAATAACATAATCATAGATGCCGATAATTTAATGCTCAGTTACGAACAACCATTAAAGTATTATACGGGTGTAACGAGTAATAACTTTGGTGTCTATAGTTTTTCTTTGAAACCAGAAACGTATTACCCTACTGGTCAAGTTAACATGAGTAGAATAGCCCATAATTTGATAGATATTGAACTTGATTCACCAGACGCGAGTTTTGGACACAAAGTTTACGTATACGCTGTAAACTATAACGTTTTACGTATAAGCAGCGGCCTCGGGGGTTTAAAATTTTAGTCAGTTATACTAGTAATGGCTGGTCGTGTTCAATTAGAAACATCTGGTCCACAGGACGCTTTTTTTACAGACGACCCCGAGTATACATATTTCATAAAGAATTTTCAAAAACATACCAATTTTGCACCATTCTTTGTTGATTTAGACGTTCAAGGTGAAGTAGAATTTGGAAACACTATTCGATGTACCATCCCACAAAACCAAGGTGATCTCCTTAAAACTGTAAGTATGAAAGTTGAATTATCTAGTATACAACAGAATTTAGTAGGTGGTATCGAAGGTATAGGATACGTTGAGTCTATAGGTCATGCCATGATTGAGTATGTTGAAATTCTGATAGGTGGTCAGGTTATTCAGCGTATACCAAGTGATTTCTTAGCTATATATTCAGATAATTACGTTACACAAACAAAACAACATAACCTGGCGAAACTTATTGGTAAACCACCTTTAGAACTTTCAGGTACGAATGTAAGACAACGTAAAATTGCAGGGTATCTAGGTTTAGCAACTTCTGATACTAAATATTTTGTTGATATACCATTTTATTTTTATAATAATCCCGAACTCGCTGTACCACTTTGTGCCATAACAGGTCAGGAAATAGAAATTGTTATAAAACTTAGAGATCTAAAAGATTGTATTTGGGGGTACGATACAACCGACCCTGCAAATAGTAATTCAATTTTTTATTTAAGTGATTATGTACAAACAAAAGGACTTATAAAAAGTTTAAAATTAACAACTGAAATGGTTTCTCTAGATGAAGAAGAAAAACAGATGTTGTTAAGTAAAAAAATAGATTATATAATCACACAAGTACAAGAGAGTAAATCTATAATACCACAGGATTCAAGTGCGAGTTCTATAGTTGATGTTAAACATAAACTTAAATTTAAAAATCCTGTAAAAGAGTTATTTTTTATAATTCAAACACTTAGAAAAGATGATCTCTATTCGGCGACGCCTTATTTTGTTACCAATTTTGATTATGATTCAGACTACCAATTGTATAACGGTGAATATGTAAATTACGAACATTTACAAAACCTTGAATTACAATTAGACGATTCCGTTATTTTAGACAGAGTTACAGGTAATGTCATAAACTTACGCGCAATACAGAGTGGTATACATCATTCAAGAACACAATTATTTAGAAGATACTATTCATATAGTTTTGCACTTGAACCGGAACGGTGGTATCCAACGGGACAAAGAAATTTTAGTTTAATTAAAGAACAGGATTTAAAACTCAAGATATTACCAGACATCTCTGCTAAAAGAGAACTTAGAGTTTTAGGCCTAAGTTATAACATACTCCGTGTAGAAAACGGAATTGCTAAAACACTGTTTAATTTATAATGAATCAACAAGAAAAAGACGCAACCGAAAACTTAATTGAGCAGGTCCAGGACTCTGCTATTAACATTATCCAACCCGTACTCGAAAGAACTATGGTTCTCGCAGCCGAATACGCTACGGCGTGTGGTCGAGATATGGTACTTGGTGAAGATATGGAATATGCCATGAAATATTGTGCCATGAACGAAGTTGGTAAGAAAATGGGAACACATTTTCCGGAAATATATGAAGAATCTTCCGATGAAGAAGACCAGGAAGAAGACATCGAGTTTGAAGATGAAGAGATTCCTTTTACACGATATACGGGACGTGAATATAAATTCGTTAAAATGAATATGGCGTACGATAATTGGGATGCATGGGAACCAAAAAATCCGTCGGAATCGATGTTAAAAAATGCTATAGATAGTAATGAACACATCGGAACCAACGGGGTATGTGACGACTTCTGAATATTTTAGATTACGTGATGATGATTCCGAATCCGATTCTGATACAGAAACAGATTCGGAATCCGATTCAGGTATAGATTCTATAAATGTCGGAATGATAAGAGGGTATATGAAACCCAAATGTTATAAAAAAATTTTAATTGAAGAGGAACTACTCCCTGATTAAAATCTCAGGATACTATATATATAAAATGTCTACTGCTGCTGAAACTGTTACGCTCGTCGCTCGTGAACTCGAGTCCCAATCCCTCAACGCCGTCGTTGCTGGATTCTCCTTCGCCGCCGCCCTCTCGTGGATGGACTTGGTCAGGTGGACTGTTAACCAGGTTGTTAAGGTCAACAAGAACGGTGGTATGAACTACACGCTCACGGCCTTGTTCACAACACTCTTGTCCATCTTGGTCTACGTCGGTATCTCTCGTGTTTCCACTCGTGTGCAAAAGCCAGCCCAACCACTCTTCGCGGTTACTCGATAAGTTTAGGCTTACGCATAACCAATAATAAAAATAAACCGGTTGCGACTACCATAAATATAGATATAAACGCATCCCATCTACGCGGATCCTCCATTTCGGGGATACTCATAGGTGGTGGAAGAGAAAAGTCTCGTTCCACTTTAGCAATATTCTCAAGTTTATCAGTCGAACACGTCACTGCGAGTTTAAGTATATGATTCGCATTTCTAAAATCGTATGGTATCAATCGATTATTACTACTGTAATAAAACTGAACACGTAAACTTGATATCGTTTTTTGTGATCCAGAATCAAAATTGTGTTCAACTGTATCATCAACACCCGAAAAGTTAATCACATCCCCACATAGAAGTATACGCCCTGTATAAAAGGGGGTTTCAGAAAATACAGTTTTGTTAAATTCGTCGGAACCACTACTCAATTTAACTATAATTGCATCAGCGCCCTGTAAATTAATACTCCCAGTTTCTAATGAACTCGAAGTTGATGATACATTTGAAGCAGGTAAACCTAAAACATCGTGTGGCGTGGTGTACCCATTTGTACCAGATGTATAACCATTCGTACCAGTATAAAACAAAAATGTAAAATCACTCGACCCTGTAAACGTTATAGCATTTGTATCTTTATCAAAAGTTGCACCTGTAATTATGGTACAGTTGGTATTAATCGCCGCGGCTAATTCTTCTCCGCTATAGTTTCCAATTGGTATAGTTACCGTTTGAGTACTACCACCGTTTGTCAAAACATCAAATTGATTGTTCCTGGAGTGTATGAGGTATTGACTATTATGAATACGTGCTGATATAAGTGATATTTTAGTCACGTCGTAAATAGGGTTTTTTAAGTGGACAACATAATCACTTGGATTTGAATATAAAACTGGGTCTCGTTCACCACTGTCTATATCTAAGGTGTGTACCTTCATTAAAATATAGGAGCATTATTTTAATGAGTGTAAATCTCATAATTTTTAATTATTTAAGAAAGACTATGAACTAATGGGTTACTTGAAAGTTGTCTTCTAGCTGTATCCAAACTCATATTTGTAGCATTTGGATTTTCATGACCTTTATAAGCATTGAATTTATGATAATCGTTATTTCTGTACTGTTGTGTCCAAGAACCATTTGCGGCATTTACTCTACCATCAATTCTTGTTGTATCGGAACGAACACTT